AAACTAAAAATAATCAATATGTTCCTGGAACTTCTAGTGAAGGAGTGAATGAGTCGGGAAAGTCCAATGCGAGGTCCGAAGAGTGTATCAAGGCGGAAGGTGGAGGAGAGTCAAACGGTGCACTGGTAGGAGCTAGTTTAGGAACAGCTGCTACACCATTCTTAGTTGGTATTCCTTATGTCGGATGGCTCGCATCAGGTTGGGCTGTTATGTTAGGTCAAGATATGGGTTCATCAATTGGTGGTTCAGTAGCATCTTCAATCAAAGGTTGTTGATAAATAGTTAATAATAAAATTTGTGATACCATTTAGAGGAAACAATATGGCATTCCACATCTCAAGAAAATCACCAGCTGATAGTTCAAAAACTGTTTACTATGTTAGAAAGTCTGGTGGAAATCAACACTGGTCTGATGTTTATAGTGAAAGAAAAACCTGGTCAACAAACACATCACCTACTAACTTGATGAATAATCCTGACGGTAAGAATGGTGGTTGGACTGGCGCATCTATTGTAGAAGAATGAGTGAGTCAAGAGCCCCAGATGCAAGTTTCTCCAGGCAAATAGAGAACAGAAATTTTCTGGCACCAACAGGATTTCAATTCTCTGTCGTTAGAGCACCCAAAGTATCCTTCTTTGGGTATCAAGTTAACGTGCCTAGTTTGGATCTGGGTGTTGCAATACAACCAACTTATCTAACGGATATTCCTCGTGCAGGTGAGAAGATTGACTTTGGCGATCTGACTCTTACATTCTTGGTTGATGAAGATCTTACAAATTACCTTGAAATTCAAAACTGGATGAGAGGTCTTGGTTTTCCAGAATCTCTTCAAGAGATATACAGTTGGCAAAATGATAAAGCACCATCACGTTATCCATCAAACTATAAGAGTGAAAATGAACTAAATCTTTATTCTGATGGAACACTGGCTATCTATAACTCAGCTGATAACCCAAACTTTAAAGTTAAGTTTGAGAATATCTTTCCATACTCTTTATCTACACTTCAGTTTGACGCACAGTCCACTGATGTTCAATACTTGACAGCAACTGTTAATTTCAAGTATACTGTATATAACATAGAGGGTGTAATCTGTTGTTAGTATGATTGACCTTGAAACCCTTCAAGGAATGTGGCATGATGACTCTAAAATTAATCCAGATAATTTACATACTGAGTCTCTTAATATACCTGTTCTACATTCCAAATATTATGACATATATAATACTCTGATGTTACTTCGAAAGAAGGCAGAGCAACAGAGAAAAAACATTAGACATGAACGTTATGAATACTTCTCTGGTAAATCAGACCCGGAAGTTTACATTGATAACCCGTTTCCCAAGAAGATTAGAGATAAAGAAACTATGCAAAAGTATCTGGATGCAGATACAAAGCTCTCAGAAGTTTCGTTAAAGATTGAATACTACGAAGTAATGTTGAGGTTCATAGAAGAGATCCTCAAACAGATAACGAATAGGACATATCAGATTAAGAATAGTATAGACTTTATGAGGTTTAGTTCAGGATTAGGCTAATGGACCCAGACGGTTACTATCATATAGAATTACCCATAGAGGGTATTCGTCTTATTCACACAGGATTATCTCAAGCAATTGAGAGGTGGCCTGGTGGAGATCCTCGCGAACAAGAAGGTCTCATTCAAATGAGAGATAACTTCTACAGAATTATTTTAGAACATCGATTTGAAAGTGCCTGATAAATATGTATAGGTGAAACCTATATGAATGGCTCATTTGATAATCGAAAAGGTAAATGAAGTTTACCTCAAGATTGATACCGAACCACATGTTGAACATGAACTAAGAGACCGATTTACCTTTGAGGTAGAAGGTGCAAAGTTCATGCCTCAATATCGAAGACGACATTGGAACGGAGAGATTCACTTGTTCGATATGAGAACAAAGAGGATCTATGTTGGTTTGCTTGATAAGATTGTAACCTTCTGTGAGCAATCAAGTTATACCTATGAGTTCAAAGATAATAAATTTTATGGTTTACCTTTTGAAGTCAATGAGTTGATATCAAAGGAAGGTGTCAAAGATTATATGGCATCTATCACCGGTCCTGACATCAAAGCCAGAGACTATCAGATTGATGCGGTATATGATGCCCTAAGATATAACAGGAAACTTCTTATCTCACCAACTGCATCCGGTAAGTCATTCATGATTTACTCTGTAGTAAGATTCCATGTTGGTCTTAAGAGAAAGGTTCTACTTGTAGTCCCCACTACATCACTTGTAGAACAAATGTATAAGGACTTTGAATCTTATGGTTGGGATGTTCAGAACCATTGTCATAGAATCTATGCAGGTCGTGAGAGAGTCAATACCAATGAAGTTACTATCACTACTTGGCAATCTGTCTATCAATTAGATCGTGCCTTTTTTGAGGAGTATGATGTTGTGATTGGTGATGAGGCTCATCTATTTAAGAGTAAATCTCTTGTAGGGATCATGGACAAGTTACATCATGCCAAGTATAGATATGGGTTCACAGGAACTTTAGATGGAACACAGACCCATAAGTGGGTGTTAGAGGGATTGTTTGGACCATCATACAAAGTAACAGGAACCAAGAAACTTATTGATGAAGGACACCTAGCAACTCTAGATATTCAGTGTATTGTTCTGAAATATAAACCACAGAAGTTTGATGTGTTTGAGGATGAGATTCAGTTCTTGATTAGTCATCCTACAAGGAACAAGTTTATTAGAAACCTAGCGATAGATCTTAAGGGAAACACTCTTATTCTCTATGCAAGAGTGGAAACTCATGGTGCTATTTTGTATGAAGAGATAAATAAGAGAGTGAAAGAAGATAGAAAAGTCTTCTTTATTCATGGTGGTGTGGATGCTGAAGATAGAGAAGAAGTTAGGCGCATCACTGAAGAAGAGAGTGATGCCATCATTGTAGCTTCCTACGGAACATTCAGTACTGGTATTAATATCAAAAACCTACATAATGTAATATTTGCCTCTCCATCAAAGAGTAGGATTAGAAACCTACAATCTATTGGTAGAGTCCTCCGTAAAGGCAAAGATAAGGTGAAAGCAAAACTATACGATATTGCTGACGACACTACACTTAATAGTCGTAAAAACTATACACTAAACCATTTCATTGAACGCGTTAAGATTTACAATCAAGAACAATTTAACTATGAAATATCAACAATCGATATCAAGGAGTAATCTATGGAAGAAGAATTCTATGCATCAATTAAACTAAAACATTCAGGAGAAGAAATCTTTAGTAAGGTATGTGCAAATGAGGAAGATGATAGGACAATGTTGGTTCTATCAAATCCAATTGTAATAGAAGAAATTAAGTTCAGAGGTAAACCTGCTGGATATAAAATGGAACCCTGGTTGAAAACAACTACTCAAGATATGTTTGTCATAAACTTATCTGATGTATTAACTATGTCTGAGTCTTGTGATGTAGAAATGATTTGTTACTATGAAGATTATGTTTCTAAGGTTGATAAACCTAATCACTCAGAGTTAAATAGAAAAATGGGTTACTTAGGAACCGTAGAGGAAACTAAGAAGAATTTAGAGAAGCTCTTTAAAGCTAGCTAAGCCCAACCTTTATCGGTAACAAACCTATTGTAGTTAAATCTCATGAGTTTGTTAAGTCCAGTGTTTTCAGGTATAATACTTGAAGATATTTCAATATTATGACTACCGCCCATGCTTATGGAACAATGAGAAGAAAAGCAAAACCAGAACACTACGTTAATAACAAAGAGTTCTTGAACGCACTTGAGAACTACTTTGCAGAGATTGAACGAGCTAAACTGAATGATAAGCCAAAGCCTCAGATTCCTCGTTACATCGGTGAGTGTTTCTTGAAGATTGCTAATCATCTCTCCTATAAGCCCAACTTTGTGAACTACATGTTCAAGGATGATATGATTTGTGATGGTATTGAAAACTGTGTTCGATATATTCATAACTTCAGTCCTGAGAAGTCAAAGAATCCTTTTGCTTATTTTACTCAGATCATCTACTTTGCCTTCCTCCGTCGTATCTCCATGGAGAAGAAGCAACTAGAGATTAAGAATAAGATTCTTGAGAAGTCAAACTTTGATGAAGTGTTTGATTCCAATGACCTTGACAGTGATAACTATTCAGACTATAATCAAATCAAGGATGCTGTTCACTCTAAGCTAA